CAGCAAATTCAGTAGGTTCAATAGATTTAGTTTCCCATGAAATATTACGGGCAATCATCATTGATGGGTATAGACCTGCAAAATCAAATGCCGCCACATTAAGATGTAATCCATTTGTTCCTTCAGATGTTGGGTCATAAATTAATGCCCCTTCATAATCTTTTTCATATTTATTTCCCCCTGTTAACACTTTCCAAGAAGCATTACGAGTAAAATAAATATTAGCCATGTGCGTTGCATGAAAACACGCTTCAAATGGTGCTTTCAATATTCTTTGTAAAGAAATCATTGCTTCTGTTAAGTTATTAGTTTCATCTATCTTTCTAATTAAATCAACATCTATCAAAGCATATTCTAAATAGTTATCTGTATCTTCTAACCATGCTCTCCTAAAGAACTCATTTTTCTCTGGGAACTTTTCACTAACAAGTTTCTTATTGCCTAATATTGTTTCTGAAACATAATCAAGTGATAAGGTTGGTAGTGTTCCTCTTTGAGAATCAATCCATTGTCGCTCAAATGCTAAATCTAAACTAACAACAATCCTACCTTTAATTGGTTGTTCTTTAGGGCCAAAGAAATCTCTTTTGAATTTACTATCTTTAGCATTATATACATAATTAGAAACTTCTAATACAGGAGATAATATTCTCGCATCAATATTGTAAATTGCACACCTTTCTAATAATTTAGGTAAATCGAATCTATTACCAAACCATGCAATTAACATATCTGGGTCTTTTGCGGCACAATAATTTATGAATGTTCTTAATAAGTCTTCTTCATTTGCAGAAGTAATCATTGTTATTTGAGAATCAGTATCAATTATTGGGGTATCTCTCTCATACAAGTCATCAGATGGAAACCAACAATAGATTATGTATTCATCATCATGGGTATCATAACAAACAATACAGGTAATTTTACCATCATGTTCTCCACCCTGTTGCCATTCCATATCCCAATACCACTTACGCATATCATATTCATGATAAGGAACACCATCTTTGAATTTATCAATTGATGCTCTATAGTGATATTGAATATCTGCTTCATATGTTTGAGTATCATAATTTTCAGACATTTCTTTAGAAACAACTTTTATTTCAGATGGATGATTACAAATTACCTTTGTTAGTTTTTCACCTTCTAAGTTATACCAATCGCCTTCTTCATATCGCATAGAATATACTTTACTATTTTTCCATTTATCATTTTTAAATATTTGGTCTGGTTTAAATGCAGACTCTTTGATGTAAAAATAAGGTGGGTTATCTAAGAATGGTATTATCTCAGATTTCCTTTCTTTATTTTCATCTCGCCATGCAAAATATATACCTTTATTTGTATTTGATATTATCATATAATCACTATCTTGGGCTAAATCTTGGGGCTTTTAATAATAATCTATTTGGGCTTACCATTAGTATTGGGAAATCATCTTTCATATAAATAATTACAATTGAATTCAAAAAGTTAGCAAACGGCCCTGCAATAGAAACACCTGCTTCATCTCCTTCCACTTGAATAGTATCAATAGTAACTGTTACTGATTCATTATTATCTGATGGGCTAGTAATACATAGACCATCATCAGAAACATCTAAGTTATATAATCCTGTATTAGTTACATCACAGGTATTAGTTGCATCAACTAATAAAGCAGATTGCACTAATACTTTACATTCAAATGGTGTTTGTTTTTTACCAAATGTAGGCATAGTATCATCAGTAGGCAATTTTATTTCCCTAACCATGTTTATCATGTCAAGATGGGGGTGTAGTAATGTGAGGGGTATTGTAGCGTTTTTGCCACTACAATTAAACCTTACCACATCATCTACTTCTATTGTAACATTTCCCTTAAATGCTTTTAAATATTTAACTGTTTTAGGGATATCAAGAATACAATGCCCCATGTCTATTGACACAACATCATTATTAGTAGGTATAGAATAACAACAGCCAGTTGTAGCGTCTGCGTTATATATTTCAATTCTATTATCTAATACTTCTAATAAAGCATAATCTGATATGCTTTTGTTTTTAGTTGAAATGCCGCTAGGATATTTACCTTTTAATAATACTGCAGTTAATCCGTCTAATAATGTTTTATTATTTATTGATATTTTCATATTTTACCTTCCCGTAATTCGGGAATACCAGACCATTGATTATCTCCATTAGTAGAGAATATAGGCCAAGTAGTTCCAACTAATTTAGAGTTAGTTTTGCTTGCTTCTAATGTAGCACTATATGTTGTTACACCTTTATCTTTTATTTTAACAATATGTAACATTTGATTAAATCTTGCGGGTGTGCTTTTATGCCAATCTGGAACTTCCCCCACCGGAACGGGATTATAGATATCACCATAAATAGGCTTCATGTGCGTAATAAAGAATCTATTAGTTTCTAAATTACAAGCCATATCTAAAATTCTATCATTAATCCTATTTCTAATTTTCCAATCTAACGGGTTAACTTTAATAGAATCAGTTTCAAGAATAATCTGTCCTGTTCTCTTATTTGATTTTGCTAGATGACTTCTCAATAAATCACCTGCACCCTCATATAATTTATCTACTCCATCAAGAATAAAGGCCTTTACCTTTTCACCGGATTCAATCATTTCTTCAACAAAAGTTAGAAATGCTAAAGCATTATTCATTGATTCTTCCCAATTAGTAGAACCATCACGATTAAGTTCAACAGGTTCAAATATAATTATATTCTCATCTTTATTCCAACATGAACTCCATGTTGGTTCAGCACCCTTATCGAAATCTAAGACTGCTATTTTATAGCCTTCTTCTATTTCTGCTTCTGTCCTACAATCTAAGGCTAATCCAGTCTTACCGACTTTAGGATTACCTGTAATAGAACAGCATAAGAAGTGAGAATCCCTTTGATTTCTCTTCTGAACCTGATTCAATATCAGTTGCTTTCTTTGTTCAAATGTTATTTCTTCATCTTTATTTTCACTTGTATTCCAAGACATTTTTATCACCATTGTAATACGGAGGATTATCTTCTGTTATCGCTCCAAATTTATATTTTGACCATTCCGATAGAATAGTATTTAATTTAGTTAAAGTCACTTTAACTCTAATTTCTTTAGAAGAGTCAGTATGTAATTTAAGCCAGTATTGGCCGGTTTCATCATTCATTCTCCATGTAATGAACTCCACCTGCGCAAAACCTACCGCAAAACTATTACCGTGAATTACAGAATTAGTAATGCTAAATGTTATGTAATCACCACCAATCTTCTGACTCAACAATCTCAATAGTCTGTTCGACTATCTTTCCTCGATTCTTTTCAACATAGATACCGAACACATTTATGCTACATGAGCCTAATGTTCCATCATCCATAGTCTGTTGAGAAGTTCTGCCGACTACAACAATATCAGAAGATATACCAAAATCAACATCAATATGTGGAGGAATCCAACAAGTTGTTCCAAAGTATTCATTTGCATCTGGGTCAAAATCAGTGTGTAAATCTGAAATACTTAGCCTCTTGCGCTCTCCATTAAGATTCATATTACCAACATTACCATCAACAAATACGAACTTCTCGTTATAGGGCTTAGATGCATTCATACCATGAACTCGCTCTAAATCTACAATAGGAGCATAGTGGTCTTCACAATACTTCATTAATATTTGCTTCTTATTTACATCTGACATATCCTTATACTCTGCATCTTCTTCAGTAAGAGTATCATTATACACTAATGAATTAAGAGTGGTTTCTTTAACACCATGAATCTTGGAGGAATCTCCACTATTAATGATACATACAAAATGCACCCATTCAAAAGTCTTAGGAACAAATGTTTGACTAGCAGTTCCTTTGTAATTAAAGAAGTATCTTCCGAATACTCCATCAACTTCACCAATAAACACTCCGCCCCGTCTATATTCTTCTTTCGCTAACGGCTTACCATAATTAGCATTAGGCCCACTACTATAACTAGCCATTGAATCAAGAGGAATAATCCATTGATTATCTTCTCTTTCAGAATCCATTGCGCTTTCTGGTAGTGTTTCAACAACCCTTTCCTGCCTTTCTGAATTAAAATATCTAACGATAGTGTATGTTTCATCATCATTCATTGTTGCTAATGCCGCCTTTCCAGACTTAACTGTTGTTTCTGCATCCATCATAAATTCTTTCTTTAGTCTGTCGCGTTGTAGAGCCATCATATCTCTTGATTCTTCAAGATAGATAAACATTCCAAATGCCTTCTTATACCATGAAGCAGTTGTTGTTTGTTGTGGGGTTTCTGGGTCAGTGTTTTTCTGAGCCATTTTTACGCTTGCGAAGTAATGTCTCCACAAATTAAGTATGACCAATGCATCATCATTATTAGATACATCTAAGCCATTTTGATTGCATATTTCAACAATCTTCTCTTTTGCTTCCTCCATGCTCAATCCGAGCATTTCAGCAGAAGCGGCTACTTCTTCATTCAGTCTTTCTATATTTTCATTTTCCATTTTTCTCACCTTTTGTTTTTTACATTGTTTTTCCAATTAACCAACTGCATAATAATTTAGGAGTTGTTGAACGACTACGCCATTCTGCTTCTCCTATAATTTTTAACAATTGGAATTTTTTTGCTTGCGCCATATTAGTATCTAAAACTGCATCATGCAAATTAATACATACTGTGTTCATATCAGTAACTTGATATATTCTTGAGTGTAAATTATCCAGAGCATTCTCATATTTATTCTCTAAAATCATTTTTATTATTTCTGAATAAGGTTCAAGACTTTGTTTTGTTACCTTTGATAATGGGCTATTACTAGAAATTGACGCTTGTAATTCAGTAATTCCCCTACGAATATCACCATGCAGACCCCCTATAAATGCCTCGATATTCTCATTATCGGGTAGTTTATGGTTTTCCTGCTCTAATATCCTCTCTAAAATTAACCTGATGTTTTCATCGGATAATCTTGTAAATTGATAATTAGCACACCTTGACTGCAATGGGTAGATAATTTTAGACCTATCATTACAAGTTAAGATAAATCTACAGTTATCTGCATAGCGTTCCATAATGCGCTTCAATGCATTTTGTGCATCTTTAGTCATACCATCCATTTCATCTAAAAGAATAACCTTAAACGGCACATCGCCTATTTTAGATGTTGATGCTATTTCTTTAATTTGTGTTCTAACAGTTTCTAATTTTCTATCATCTGATGCATTTAACTCAATAAAGTTAGACTGTTTAAAATCACCTAACATTTCATTTGCTAATGCACCTGCGGCGGCAGTTTTACCTGTTCCTGCTACACCAAATAATAACACATTAGGCATACTTTTATTTTCTACCCAATTTTCTGCATCCATAATAAAACCATATTGTCCTATTACTTCACTTAAATAGTAAGGTCTATATTTTTCTGTCCATAGCATTATTCTTCCTCTCCTATATAGAGCCATGTTGAGGTAATATTTTTTCCTGCGTTTGGATTAATCTGTTTATAGTTTGAATCTGATGATAGTATTGCACCCAACTGTTGTTGAGTTGTTTGAGTATATCTATGAAGTCCTACTCCATATTTACTTCGATAATTATTTAAAAAATCTACTGCTTCTTGTGTAGAGAACTCAATTTTAATTTTATGAAACTCTAAAAGTGCTCTTCTTTTATGGTAATGTTTTTCCTTTTTCATTTTTATTCCTCTTATATCTATATATATTGTTATCATTTTCTTTAATCATTAAAACCACCTGTCTAGTGTAACTATTTCTTCTTTAGGAGGTATAACTCTTCTTTTGGTTCTTTCACCCAAACCAAGAATTCGATATTGTTTATTGTTTAATTTAGTTTTTGCGTATGCTTGAAATTCTGAATCTTCTAATAACAATTTTAGCAAATGTTGTTCTTCTGCTCTTAGATTTAATTTCCTACAAATTGTAGGTATTTCAGATTTAACATTTCTTTTAGGCATATTTAGTCTTCCGACTAATTTACCATCATGGGCAAATGCTAATAATTCATTAAAGTAAGAACTATCCCATTGATATTTAACTTTAGAATCAATAAAAATTAATTCTTCTGTTTTGATGTTCTTAGAAAGCCAAGTTAAAAATAGTGATTGTTGGTTACTTTTTAAATTATATTTTAATTTTGTTAATACTTCTTCTCTATTTGAATTCTTACAATAATCCATTAGTAGTTTAAATATATCTAAATCATATAATATAGGAGGGTCGCTTCTAGGCGCAACTTCTTCTATTGTGGAAAAGTCTTCACCAATCGCCCTTTTCAATTTTAACATATTGAATAGAGACTTAGGAACATCTTTTTGATTAGAAGATAATAATGCTACCTTTCCCCTATACTCAGTAAGAGTATTTATGATTAAGTCAGTCTTTGGTTTGTAGTTCGCTTCTTTAATTAAAATGCCCCTACTAATAGGAAGACTGAAATTATCTTCTATATCATATTCATTAGCATATTTAATAATAGGATTATTAGGTAAAAATTCTAGTGCCTTTTCCATACATTTCTTTTCTGACTTACCTACTATTATTATTGGTCTTTCATTATTATTATTAATAAGCCCCATTTAAATACCTCAAATTAAACCTTTAAGTTCTAATATTCTATCTAGACCCTCTGAATCTTGATGGCCTTTTTCTTCATGAACAATATGTCTTGCTTCTTTAAATATATTCCAATTATTATTATGTGGAATATTATCTGGAACAAGATTACATAAACCATATAATGCGGCTTTACCAGTTACAGTAAGAATCGGTCTGGGTCTTGATTTATGTTCTTCCTCTTTGAACTTTGCTATGATATTATGTTGTTTTAATGTTCTTCCTATTGCTAATAAATATTCTTTCTTTCCTCGAAAGTTAACTCTTAATCTAACTCGATAGCCTATACTTGCTGTCAAATCTCTAGAGACATTAATCTCACATTTAGCACCCGATATCAATATTCCTTCTAATTGTTCTTTTGTATACATTATTCATACATCTCCTTAATTTCTTTTGCTTCTGCATTATATTCAGGCCATACGCCCCTGCCTTGATTGGGTGAAAGTTGAAGCCAATACCAATGGCTTGGCATTACTCTTCTTTTACCATCTTCGATTGCATTTAGTTGGGCATTCTGAGCAAGGGTTCTAACTAGACCCTCAATAACATCTGCCGCCCAATAAATTAAATCATTAGACACTGATAGTTCGTCTATTTCCTCTTTAAT